TGGGACGTCCGGGCGCCCCTTGCCCCGGCCGCGCCGCGTGCCACCGCCTGATCTCCTCAATGCGTGAGGGCAGCCATCCGGGCAGCTGGCGCTCGCCGAGCTCGATGTCCGGTGGCGGGAAGTCGTCGTAGCGCTCTTGCCAGATCCCCACGGCGCGCGCAGTCACGCCGAACAGGGCGGCAATGGCCGCCCTGTCCAGGTACCGGATGGTCGTCGTCATCGCCACATCCCCGCGAGAGGCTTGTAGGTGGCCAGGCCGTCATCGTCCACGGTGACACGGTACGTGCTGGACCCGTAGGTCTCGATGACGCCGATGCCCTCGACGGTGTCGGGCTCGCCCAGGATCCCGGGGATGATGCCGAACAGCGCGCCGTCGCCCCGCTCCTGAACCTCGGCGGCCGGCGCCTGCTCGTCCGTGATCTCGTCGAGTGCGATGGTGCCGTACCCGTCGCCTTCGATGCCCGCGAGCAGGTCCAGTTGCACGCCGTCGGTGTTCCAGTCGCCCGCGCTCATCGTGGTCCAGTCCCGCATACCCGCCTCCAAAGTGTTGTTCCCGACACGAACAACACTAGGGGATCCCCGGAGTGTTGTCCATAGCCGGAACAACATTTCTCTAGGTTTCCTTCGCCCGGAGCGAAGGAGCACGAAACGGCCAGGCCAGGCGCCCGGCCACCCACCCACGCGAGAACCCCAGGAGGGTCCGCATGACCACACCGACCGACCCGGCACCGGCCCCACAGCCGAACGCCCCGACCCCAACCCCGGCGCCGCAGGCACCGGCCCCTGCCGCCCCCGCGGCGCCGCAGTCCGCCCAGCCCGCCCCGCCGGTACCGCCCGCCGCACCCCAGCAGCAGGCACCCGCGGCCCCTGCCGCGCCCATCTCCGCACCCCCGGCCGCGCCGCCGGCCATGCCCGTCCCGCCGCCGCCGAAGGCGCCCGACCCGGCCCCCGAGCCGCGGGACATCTCCGGCCTGCCCAAGTGGGCCCAGGACGAGATCACCACGCTTCGCTCCGAGGCCGCCTCCAGGCGGGTCGCCGCCCGCACCGAAACCGTCCTCCGGCACGCTTACCAGACCGCCGGCGGGCTCGGCGTCAACGGTGACGCCCTCCTCGGCTCAACGGCGTTCGCGCAGATCGCCGAGCAGCTCGACCCGTCGGACGCCGCGTTCGGGCCGACGCTGGCGGCCGCGATCACCGCGACCCTCCAGGCCAACCCGTGGATGGCCGCGCAGCAGCCCGTCCAGCCGCAGCAGCAGACGCCGCCCGTACCGGCCACCTCGGGCGGGCAGTTCCCCGGCGCGCCCGGCGCCCCGGCGCCCACCTTGGAGCAGCAGATCGCCGAAGCCCAGGCCAAGGGCGAATGGCGCAAGGTCATGCAGCTCCAGAACCGCAAGCTCGCCGAGCTCGGCGTGCAACAGGCCCAGCAGTAACCCACGCGGGCGCCCTGCCGCGCCCGCACGACCCTGGAAAGGAGCGTGACCCGTGGCAGGGATCACCGCACTCGGCACGACCTACAACCTCCCCAACTACACCGGGATCCTGCACCAGCTGACCCCGTCGGACACGCCGTTCTTCTCGGCGATCGGCGGCCTGAACGGCGGCGCGCAGACCGACTCGATCGAGTTCGAGTGGCAGACCTTCGACCTGCGCGCCGCCGCGCAGAACACCAAGGTCGAAGGCGAGGACGCCCCGGCCATGGAGAACCGCGTCCGCGCGAACGTGTCCAACATCGTGCAGATCCAGCACGAGACCGTGGGCGTGTCCTACACCAAGCTCGCCGCCACCGGCGCCAAGGCCGGCGTCAACAACGCCGACCCCAACCCGGTCATGGACGAGCTCGACTGGCAGGTCGAGCAGATGCTCAAGCAGATGGTCAGGGACATCGAGTTCTCCTTCCTGCGCGGCACCTACAACAAGCCGGCCGACAACACCACCGCGCGCCGTACCCGCGGCCTGCTGGCCGCGATCACCACCAACGTCATCGCCAACGGCGCGCCGACGGCGCTGACCGAGGACATGGTGCTGGACCTGCTCCAGATGGTCTGGGAGAACGGCGGCATCCAGGAGTCGGAGACCGCGACGCTGATCTGCAACGCCTTCCAGAAGCGGCAGCTCACCGACATCTTCATCACCCAGAAGAACTACCAGGAGAGCTCCCGCAACGTCGGCGGCGTGCGGGTCACCACGATCGAGACCGACTTCGGCACCCTCAACCTGATGCTCAACCGGCACATGCCCGCCGCCGAGCTGGCCGTCGCCAGCCTGGAGCAGTGCCGACCCGTGTACCAGGAGATCCCGGGCAAGGGCCACTTCTTCGCCGAGCCGCTGGCGCTGACCGGCGCCAAGGAGCGCACCCAGCTGTACGGCGAGGTGGGCCTCATGTACGGCAACGAGCGCACCCACGGCAAGATCACCAACCTCACCACGTCCTGACGGACCTCCAGCGCGACCACCCCGAAAGAGAGGAGGCCAGCACATGGCCGTGTTCACGACCAGCCGGTACCCCGAGATGCAGGTCCGCACCGAGGCCGGCAAGGTCCAGTTCCGCGGCGGCCGCGCCGAGGTCAACGCCGCGCAGGCCAAGGCCCTGCGCGCGATGGGCGAGGAGTACGAGCTGGTCGAGGTCAAGCCCGACAAGTCCACCAAGACCCCCGACAAGGCCCCGGAGGCGAACAAGAAGCCCGAGGCGCCCGATGCCTCGGGCGGGGAGGGCTAACCCATGGCGCGTACCGCCGTCCCGCCCGCATCGATCACCGAGGCCGGGATCAACCTGGACGGGGTCGACGTCCCGGCCGAGCTGACCGACGGCAACTCCTTCGGATGGGCCGCCCACCGCCTGCTGTACATCCGCAACGGTGACGACGCCGCCCTGACGGTCACGGTCGTCACCCCGGCGACCGTCGGCCGGTCCGCCCTGGCCGTCGCCGACCAGACGATCAGCATCCCCGCCGGGGAGGCCCGTCTCGCCGGACCGTTCGGCCCCGAGTTCCGGCAGAACGACGGGTCGGTCCACGTCAACTACGCCGGCACCACACCGGCCAACGTCACCATCGCGGTCCTGGACGCCTGATGCCCACCTACGAACGCGTCCAGGACGGGGCGGTGGTCGAGCGGGTCATCACCTCCGACGGCACCCACGAGGACACCCGGATCGGATGCCTGGCCCTGGACGGCGCCGGCGGCTGGCGGCAAGCCGACCACGACGTCAACGAGCCCGCCGACAACGAGGAGGCGTAGGCGCATGGCGCGGCGCACCTACGCCACCCCCACCCAGTACGCCGAATGGCTCGACGTGGCCGACCCCCCGGCCGGCGCGGTACGGGCACTGGCCGAGGCCACGATCGTCGTAGACGAGCTGCTCCTGACCGCGTGCTACGACGTCGACGACACCGGCACACCCACCGACACCGACGTCGCCGCAGCGCTGCGGGACGCGACGTGCGCGCAGGCGGCCTACGCCAAGGGGATCGGCGACCCCAACAGCACCGGCGCCACCGCCGCCTGGGGACAGGTCGCCATCGGATCCGCCCGCCTCGGCCGCACCGGCGCGGCCGGTGGCGGGTCGGGAGGTGACGGCGGGGGCCGGTACTCACCCACCGCCGTCGCGCTGCTCCGGTCGGCCGGGCTCCTCGGCCACGAGCCGTACGTGTGCGGGTGAGCGGTGGAGATCCTCGACATCCTCACCGAGATCATGCCCGACCTCCCGACCGTGCGCGTGGAACCGCTCACCGGCGAGGGACCCTTCGGCCCCACCTACGGCGCGCCCGTCGACGTCCAGTGCTTCCGCGACGACAAACGGCGCCTGGTCCGCGGCAAAGAGGGATCGGAGACGATCGCCGAGACCACCCTCTACATGCGCACCACCGAGAACTGCCCGGCCGGATCGCGCGTGACCCTCGACGCCGGGACACCCACCGAGCGGATCTCAACCGCGATCACCAGCGCCCAGCGCAGCGGCGCAGGGGCACCCACCCCGGACCATCTGGAGGTGACCCTCACCTGATGGCACAGACAACCCGCCTCACCTGGAACGGGCACCTCGCCGACGCGCGCGCCCGCGCGGGCGCCGAACGGGGCGTCGCCCTGGCCGTCGAGCACCTCCTCGGCGCGTCCCGGCAGCGCGTCCCGATCGAGGAGGGCACCCTGGAGCGCTCCGGCGTCGCCAGCACGGACGGCCTCACCGGCGCCGTCTCCTACGACACCGTGTATGCCGTGCGCCAGCACGAGGAACTGACCTGGCAGCACGACCCGGGGCGCACCGCCAAGTACTTGGAGAACCCCGCCTTGGAGGAGCAGGGGACCATGCTGGAACTGATCGCCGCCCAGGTCCGGCGGGCCCTGCGGTGACGGTCATGGAGGAGCTCGCGCAGCTCCTCGCCGACCGCGGCCTCGGCACCTACCACGCGGACGGGACCGCCGGCGGAACCATCTACCTCCTCGCGCTGCCTGCCACCCCCGACCGGTGCATGGCCCTGGCCCCCTACGGTCAAGGCGCCACCGAGGCCGACTCCCGCCTCCCCTACGACGAGATCCGTTTCCAGGTCCGATGCCGCGGCACGGCCACCGACGCCCGCCAGGCCGAGGCCGACGCCCAGGCCGTCTACGACTCCCTGCACGGCCTCGGGATGCTCGCCCTCGCCGGCGGAACCTGGCTGCAACTGGTCCTCGGCATCCAGGCCGGGCCGATCTACATGGGCCGCGACAAGAACGGCAGGCACGAGCTCGCTGTGAACTTCCGCGCCGAGATCAGCCGGCCAACACCCAACCGCACATAAGGAAGGAGGGCGATCCATGACCCTGCGGAAGATCAACGCCCGCGACATCATCATCGAGGTTGAGGACTCCACGCCGTCGACGTGGATCGAGCTTGGCGGGCTCAACTCGGTGACCGTCAACCCGGGTGAAAACGAGGAGGTCGCCGACACCACCACCTACGCCTCCCAAGGGGACTACGAACAGGAGATCATGCAGCGAGGCGCCTCGATGGCGGCTGAGGGCCTGCTCCTCAAGGACGACACCACCGGCGCCCTGGACCCCGGGCAGGCCCGCTGCGAGGAACTCGGCACCCTCAAGGGCACCGCGAGCGTCGGCAGGATCCGGTTCCGGCACCCGGTCGACACGAACTGGAAGATCTGGAACGCCACGATCAGCCTCGGCGAATCCGGCGGCGGCAACAACGACAAGACGTCCTGGGCGTGCACTTTCACCCGCTCCGGCCCGTCGACCACGGAGGCGGTGACCCCGTGACGTCACCACCCCCCCACACTCCCCAGCCCGCCCCTGGCGAGGTCGCCGACTTCGACCAGTGGCGCGAACAGCAACGCCGTCGGCGCGGCGGCGGCCACCGTGTCCGCGCGTTCGGCCGCGAGGTCGAACTCCCCACCAGCATCCCGCTGGGGCTGACCCTCGACCTCGACCACCTGTCCGGCTCATCCGACCTGGCTGACATCAAGCGGATCGTCGGGCAGATCTACGGCGCCGACGCACTCGACCACTGGATCGACGGCGGCGTTGAACTGGAGGACTTCCAGGTCCTCATGGCCTACGGGATCGCCGCGGCCAACGGGCAGAACATCACCTTCGAGCGCGCGGCCGAGCTGGTCGCCGAAGCCCGCGCCAAGCAGGAAGCGAAGGCCCAGGGAAAAGGCCGCAAGGGCAAAAAGAAGCGGAAGGGCCCTGGGGGCGGCTCACCCGCCACTGGGCGCTGATCCTCGCCGACTTCCGGCGGCAATACCAGATTACCGAACACGACCTGTACGACCTGGACACCGCCGAGTTCCTCCGGCTCGTATCCGGGCTCGACCCTGAACGGTCGGTGTGGGCGCGTGTCACCGCCAACGACCCGGTCGAGGTGTCCGGCGAGGCCGTCAGCGCGCTGATTGCCAACCTCTAACCAGCTCAGCTCCACGGGAGGTGATGCCCGTGGCGCTGACCATCGGCGAACTGGTCGCCTACATCACCGCCGACAACCGCGGATTCCGCCGCGGCGTCCGCCGTAGCCAAGACGACCTGGAGCGGTTCCAGCGCGACGCCAACGGCAGGTTGCACGACATGCGGGGCCGGTTCGTGGCCGACGGCGAGGAGGCCGGCCGCGGCTTCGGGAGGGGCATCCTGCGCGGGGTACCCGGGCTCGGCCGCCTCGCGGGCGCTGTAGGCGGCGCCGTCGGCCTCCTCGCCGAGCTGACCCGGACCGCGGTCACGGCCGGGCTGGGTATCGCGACCATCGGCACCACCGCCGTAGCCGCCGCGCCCCTCCTGGCCCCCGTCGCCGCCGCGATCGCCGAGATCGGGTCGGCCGCTTTGGCGGCCGCGCCCGCCGCGCTCGCCCTGTTCGCCGCCTTCAAAATCGGCCAGGCGGCCTTGACGGCGATCTTCGCCGAGGGCACCGCGGCCCGTAAGGCGCTCGAACCCTTGACGGCAGTTCTCGACAAGGCGACCGAGGCCGGATCGGCGGCGGCCGCCCGCGGCATCCGCCCCCTCGCCGAGCAGCTGCGCCGGGTGGTCCAGCCGACCGTGACCCGGTTCATGGTGGGCGTCGGCAACGCGGCGAACAGGGTGCAGCGCGAGTTTCTCGGCTGGGCCAAGAGTACGGACGGCATCCGCACTTTGCGCGGGATCTTGGAGCCGATCTCCGCCTCGATGCAGCGACTCGCGCCCGATGTGGCGAAGGTTGCGATCGCGTTCACGCGGCTCCTCGGCCGGATCATGGGCGTCTCGACCGCCGCTGGTACGTCCGGGCTGACGCGGATCCTCGACGCCCTCACGGCCAAACTCAACAGCATCTCGGCCGAGTCGGTGCAGCGCGGCATGGACACCCTCGCGCGCACCTTCCGCACGGTCATGAGCGGCGCCCGGACCGTCGTCGGCTGGATCGAGAAACTCGTCCAGGCGTACCGCACCTACACCACAGAGTTCCGCCTGGTCGCCGACGCCGTCAGCGTCGCCGCGATCATCTTCGGCGGCCCGATCGTCGCCGCCATCGGCGCCGCCGGTCTCATCATCCGGCATTTCGACGAGCTCAAAGCAGCCTGGGAGCGGCTCAAGGCCGCATTCTCCGGTGGCGGCGGGGGTGGCCCGCTGTCCAAGGCGTTCCAGGACTTGAAGGCGGCGGGAGAAACGGTATTCCCGGCCTTGAAGACCGCGTTTGAGCAGATCAAGACCGCCGTCCTGCCGCCTCTGCGGGAAATCTGGACGGTGATCCAGACCGAGCTGGTGCCCGCCTTCGCCGAATTCCAGAAGGCGGCCGCTCCGGTGGTCGCGTGGCTGGTCAGCGTCCTGGGGCCTGTGGTCGCGACGGTGTTCGCACAAGTGATAAACGTGATCAAGGGTGCTATTCAGATAATCGCCGGAATCTTCAAGGTCTTCACAGCGATCTTGACCGGCGACTGGGGCAAGGCGTGGGAGGGGATACAGCAGATAGCGCGCGGCGCCGGAACAATTATCGCCGCGATCTTCCGCGCGCTGATGGGCGTACTAAAGGGCATCTGGAATCTGCTGATCGGGATTCTGCTCGCCGTGTGGAAGCGCGGCCTGGAGATCGCCTCCAGCGGCGCGCGGGCGATCGTCAACGGCGTAGCCCGGCTCATCCGCGGCGGGGTCGGCCTCATCCGCAACGCTTTCAACAGCGTCAAGAACGCGATCGTCGGCTTCTTCAAGGGCGCCGGGTCGTGGCTGGTGTCGGCGGGCCGCCGGATCCTGGACGGCCTGATCTCCGGCATCCGGTCCGCGATCGGCAACGTGCGTAAGCTGCTCGGCTCCGTGACCGGGATGATCCCGGACTGGAAGGGCCCCATGAGCGTGGACATGCGCCTCCTGGAACCGTCCGGGCAGGCGATCATGTCCGGGCTCATGTCCGGCATCGCCGGCGCCGTGCCCGAGTTGCAGCGCATGCTGTCGGGCGTCACGGGCGGGATCGCCGCGGCGGCCATGCCCGCGCCCGTGCTGCCGCCCGGGGCGCCCGCGGGCGCGAATGGGGGGAGCGCGGGCGCGGCGCCTACGCGGGTGGTGCTTGACGTCCGCGGCGGCGACGACGCGCTCGTCAAGGTCATTCGATCCTGGGTCCGCGAGAACCACGGCGGCAACGTGCAGGCCGCGTTGGGGCAGCGCTGATGCTGCTCACGGCCAACGCCGAGGGCGGTGTGCAGGGCGCCACCGTCGGCACCGGCGAGGCCGGATCGGGCGACCCGTGGGACTCGATCGTCGGCACGCCGCTGATCACCTACGACGACGAGCACGCCCACGGCACCCGCGCCTACCGGGTGACGCTGTCGGGGACCACTACCGCGCAGCAACTGGTGTGGGGGTCGTCGGTCGGGACCGTGACCGAGATGTGGGGACGGCTGTACCTGTGGTCGGCCGCTCACCCCGCGGACAACAGGTTCGGTCTGATCAGGATGATGAATGGCGGGTCGCAGGCGGCCCGTCTCATCTATCAGGTTGACGGGACGCTCCAGCTCAGCGACGCCGGGAACGGCCCCGAGATCACCACCTCGGCCACAGTGGCGACCGGGCAATGGGTCCGTATCGAGTGGCGCGTTCAGTTCGTCGCGGTCGGCGCCGCCGTCGAGATCCGCCTCTACAACGACGCCGAATCCACGGTCGCCACCGAGGTCGTGTCAGGTACGGCGATCGGTATCGGCGCGGCCTGCGACTCGGTGCAGGTCGGCGCGTTCCTCAACGCCCTGCCCTGCACATGGGACGGGTGGCTCGACGACATTGAGATCAACGACACCGGTTTCCCCGGGCCCGTCCCGCCGCCGCCTGCCCCATCGTTCCCCGAGACGCCGCTTGACATCCGGCTGGAGCTGGGCCTGCCGTCCGGGTGGGCCGACATCACCGCCGACGCCCTCACCCGCGACCCCATCACGATCACCCGCGGCCGCGCCGACGAGGCCAGCACCGCCGACCCCGCCCGGCTCAAGACCAGCCTCAAAGACCCGGACGGGCGCTACTCCTCCCGCAACCCGCTCTCCCCGCTGTTTGGAGATATCGGGCGCAACACGCCCTTGCGCGCGCGGGTCGGGGACGCCGCGCCGTACGCCTACCTGCCAGGCGTCGAATTCCACTACATCTCGACCCCGGACACCGCCGCCCTGGACGTCACCGGCGACCTCGACATCCGCATCGAGATCACGCCCGATTCCTGGCGCCCGGACCAGACGACCATCCTGGCCAGCAAGTACCTCAGCAGCGGCGGGCAACGCTCCTGGGTCCTGGAGCTGACCTCCGCCGGCGCCCTGCAACTGCGTCCCTCCTCCGACGGGCTGGTCCCCACGCAGATCGGCACGTCCACCGTCCCGGTACCGGCCGACGCCGGGCGCCTGGCCCTGCGCGCGGTGTACGACGTCGACAACGGCGCCGGGAACCGGCAGTGGCTGTTCTACACCGCGCCCAGCATCGACGGGCCCTGGACGCAGCTGGGCGCCGCCGTCGTCGGCACCGGCGTCGGATCGGTGTTCGCCGGCACCGCCAACCTCGTCATAGGTGCAGACAGCGAAGGCGACTTCCTGGCGGCCACCCGCGTTTTCCACGGCGCCGTCCACGCCTTCCAGGTCCGCAACGGCATCGGCGGCCCGATCGTCGCCAACCCGGGTCTCGAGCAGGAGGCGGGCACCACCGCCTGGACCGGTACCGATGGGCTGCCCTGGACGGCGCACGGGCAGGCCCGGTTCATCCGGCCCGCGCGGTTCCACGGCGAAGTGTCGTCGTGGCCGCCGCGCTGGCACAAATCCGGGCATGACCGGCACGTCCCGATCACTGCGTCGGGGATCAGCCGGCGGCTGCGCCAGGGCGCGGCCCCGCTCCAATCACCACTGCGCCGGTCCATCCCCGAATCGGCCGGGCTGGTCGCCTACTGGCCCATGGAAGACGGCGAGGCCGCCACACAGGCCGCGTCCGCTCTGCCCGGAGGCACCCCGCTCACCATCCGCGCGCCCGGCATTCAGTGGGCGTCCAGCAGCGTATTCGTGGGCTCGAACGCGCTTCCAGTCATGGGCGCCGGCCAGCTCGTGGGCACTCCCGGGGCCTACACCGCGGCCGGGCAAGCGCAGCTGCGGTTCCTGGTTCACGTCCCCGAGCCCATGGCCGCCTCGCGGCTGCTGGTGCAGTTCACCACGACCGGGACGGCGCGCCGCTGGGACCTTTGGTACGACGCGGAATTCGACAGCGTCAACTTCTCCGTCTACGACGCCGACGACACCCTCATTTTCAGCCACGAGGTCGGGCTCGGCTTCATCCTCTCCCGGTTCATGCGCGTCACTCTCGACCTGACGCAAGCGGGCGGAAACATCAACTGGGAGATGTGGATACTCGGCCAAGACCTGGAAGGCGCAACGGGGACCACGGGCACCATCAACGGCCGCACCATCGGTATTGCCAACCGCATCGTGGTCGGCGACCATCGCGGCCTCGGCGATACCGTCATCGGGCATGTCACCTTCGGCACCCAGGTTCTCCCCGTCTTCGATGTCGGCGACGAATTCACCGCGTTCGCCGGTGAGAACGGCGGGGAACGGCTCGTCCGCCTCGGCACCGAGAACGGCATCCCCGTGCAGATCGTCGGGCAGCTGAGCGCGATGCCCGCCATGGGTCTGCAATCCATCGCGCCCCTGCCGGAGCTGCTGGACGAGATCGCCGAGGCCGACGGCGGGATCCTCACCGACGCCCGCGACGAGCTCGGCCTGCTGTACCGCTCCCGCGCGAGCATGTACAACCAGTCCGCGAGGGTGGCGCTGGACTATGCCCAGCCCGGCTTGGCGCCGCCGCTGGAACCGTCCGAGGACGACCAAGGCACCCGTAACGACATCACCGCCGAGCGCACCGGCGGATCCTCCGCCCGCGCCGTCGCTGAAAGCGGGCCGCTGTCGGTCCAGCCGCCGCCGCTGGGCGTGGGCCGCTATGCCGAGAACGTCACGGTCAACGTCGCAACCGACCGTCAACTCCCCCATCAGGCCGGATGGCGGCGCCACCTGGGCACCTGGGACGAGGCCCGGTTCCCATCGGTGGCGATGTGGCTGCACCGCCAACCTGACCTGATCCCCGGCGCCTCGGCCATGGAGGTCGGCGACCGTGTCACCGTGGCCAACCCTCCGGCCGGGCTGCCGCCCGAGCCGATCAACGTTCTCGCCCAGGGCTACACCGAGCTCCTGTTGCCGCATCGGTGGGAGCTGACCCTCAACGCATCCCCTGCCGGTCCCTGGGAGACCGCCGTTCTGGACGACCCGGTCCGCGCCCGGCTGGGCAGCAGCGGGTCATCGCTGGCCGCGCCGGTGGACGCCGACGACACCGCGCTCTCGGTCGCAGTGGTCCGGCTGCTGTGGACAGTGGATTCCGCCGCCTTCCCCTTCGACGTGATCATCGGTGGAGAAAGGCTCACGGTGACCGCGATCAGCGGCGCCTCATCTCCACAGACCTGGACGGTAATCCGCGCGGTGAACGGCATCAGCAAACCCCACCAGGCCGGAGCAGCCGTGCGGCTCGCGCAACCCATGATCTTGGCGTTGTAGAAAGGGGAAACGTTGACGTACTGGGCCGCTGGAGACGAGGTCACCGGCGAGCGTATGGAGGACTTCGTACAACGCGGGGTTGAGCTGGTGACCTTCGCAAGCGCGACCTCGCACACCCTGGCGGTCAACTTCCCGGCGCCGTTCGACAATCCCCCCGTGGTGTGCGTGAACATCGCATCAGGTGCCGGCACGATCGCCCGGTGGATGGCCCGGGCCATCTCGGTCACCACATCCGGTTTCACGCTGTTCCTGTTCGTGGGTGACTCCGGCGCGCCCGCAGCAGCGTGGACCGACATCCCCGTCCATTGGGTCGCGGTAGCCCCATGACCCCTCCGGAGACGGCCAGGCTGGAGCTGGCGATCACCGAGCTACGCGGGTCGATGGACGCCGCGCTCGCGCGCATCGAGGGCCGCCTGGAGCTGCTCGTGCAGCGCGCCGAGCAGGCCGACCAGCGCGCCGCCGACCAAGCCCAGCAGCTCCGCGCGCAGGACGGGCGGCTGGACACCATCGAGCGGACCATGGTCACCCGCGGCGAGCTGGACGAGCGGGACACACGGGCGCAGGCGCAGGCCAACGAACGGTCCCGCCGCACGTTGGCGGTGCTGGCGATCGTGGTGACCGCGCTGGGCATCGGGACGAGCGCCGGGACGAGCATCCTCATCGCGGTCATCACCAAGGGAGGCTGACATGGCGTACACCGTCGCCGCCGCGGTCAAGGCGGCCAAAGGCGAAATCGGATACCGCGAGTCCGGCACCAACAACACCAAGTACAACCGGTG